GAGACCCGACGTCAAGGTTATATATCATACTATGAATAGAAAAGACCAATATGTAGTATCCTTTACAAAAGAACAATTGAAACAAGCTTTTGTTAGTATGGGAGACTTAAACAACTTACTTACTGCAACTATTAATAGTTTATATAGTGGTGATAACATGGATGAATTTATTTTGACTAAAAATCTAATAGCTGATTCTATCACTAAGGGATTAATGAAGAATGTAACAGTAGGGGCAATAGATACTGTGGGCGGTGTTACTTCACTCGTTAAGTCTATTAAAAAGGTTTCTTCTCTAATGGCATATGCAAATTCTAACTTTAATAGTTATTTAGATGCACAACCCGCAGTTGGTGGAGACACTGAACCTGTTATCACATGGACTCCAAAACCTCAACAACTAATATTAATTAGGTCTGATGTTATGGTTGACATAAGTGTTGATGTTCTTGCAGCTGCTTTTAATTTATCAAAAGTAGAGTTCTTATCAAGGCTTGTTGAAGTTGATAGTTTTGGTACTGCGGTTAACACTCTTGCAATGTTATGTGACGAATCATACTTTAAAATCTTTGATAATGAAAAGTCAGTAACTAATTTCACTAACCCTTCTAACTTAACTACAACATTTTTCTACAATCATTGGCAGACATATTCCGTTTGTACTTTTGCAAATGCGGTTGCGTTTTCTCTAGTTACAGTATAGGAGGTTTTGAGATATGAGTATTAAGGATACAGAGGTACATTTGTTAAATGTGCCTCTTGACCCTACCTATAAAAATCAAATAAAATTTACAAGTGAAGGAAGTCAACAAAGTTACTTTTCTAGTTGTACAAAACATTCTTACAATGGATTATCTTACCAACGTAGAGGGAAAAACATGAAAATAGGTGCAATAATTGACGATTTAGTCGACGTAAATTATGCAATGTATAACAATAATGGCAAATGGTATTATGGTTTTATAACTGCAATGGAATATGTTGGAGAACTTAACACCTCATTAACTTTTGAACTAGATGTATATCAAACATGGCTATTTAATGTAACTATTATGGAAAGTTTTGTAATGCGTGAACATGTAGCGTATGATGGGGTTGGTTCTAACTTAGTTGATGAAGGTCTTGAAACAGGTGAATATATTGCAAATTCTACAATTAAAAATGATGATTTATTAGAACTTTATAATGTAGTTGCATATTCTGACGGTCTTGAAGGAGTCTTTGGTGGTTACTATTCTAACGTGTTCAGTGGTGCAAGGTATAGAGCATTCTCAAAAGAGAATAGCGGTGGAATGCTTGCTTTTATTAATTCAAAAGTTACAATTGGTAAAGCTGATTCTATTTCAATGATATTTACTATTCCTAAATTCTTTCTAAGTGGAGTAATAGAAGGTGCTGACTTACCTTACGACCAAATTGGTAATATGCTTAAACAAACTATTTTACTTAACATGCTTAACATTGACGGTTATGTTCCAAAAAATAATAAATTATTTACCAGTCCTTACAACATGTTATATGTTAGTAATAATAAGGGAGGTAGCGCAGTTTATAAACTTGAAAACTTTGCTAGTAATCTAGTAGAATTTTCAATAGGTGGAGAAGTTGCCCCATGCCCAACCGCTATATGTGTACCAAACAATTATAAAGGTCGTGACCAAAATTATGAGGAAATGCTCACCATGGGTGGTTTTCCATTATGTTCATGGAATAATGATATATACGCTAATTGGTTGGCACAAAATAAAACTGGTTTAATGTTATCAGTGGGTGGAAGTGTTGGCGCAATAATTGGAGGAATAGCAACCGCAAACCCTCTAGTAGCGGGTGGTGGAGCAATGGGGGTAGCAACTCAAATGAGTTCTATTTATTCTCATTCATTACAACCCGACCAAGCTAAGGGGAACACTGCATCCGGTGGAGTAAATGTGTCTTTTAATATGAATACATTCTTCTTCTCACAGATGCAAATTAAATCACAGTACGCTGAAAGAATAGATAATTTCTTTGAAATGTATGGTTATAAAATAAATAATAAAAAGATACCCGAACTAAGTAGTAGACCATATTGGAATTATGTTAAAACTATTGATATTAATATAACTGGCAACATTCCACAGGCTGATATGGAAGAACTAAAAAATATTTATGACTTTGGTGTGACACTTTGGCATGATGGTGCTAATGTTGGCAATTACAATTTAAATAATCATTAAAGGAGGGATAAAATATGTCAAAATTTAAAGCAATGAAACTAGCAAAAATGGAAAATTTACAAACTTTTCAAGACTACTTAAATAGATTATCCCTTCTAGCATTAACAGTTTTTGAATGGGAAGGACTACCCGAAAGTGTAGACGAGAGATACCTAGAAAAACAATTATTCTACAATGGAACAATATTATTTTTTGAAGATTTTGAATTAGGTGAACATCTAGCATTAAAATGTTTTCCTAGTGGAACATTAAATTTTTATGACTTACCAGTTAGTTATACAACATGCGCAACACTCCACAGTAAGACTTATCTAAAAGAAGAATGCGTGTTAATTCGTGATAATTATCTTGAATGTTCTCCATATGATACTATTATGCAATTTGCATATAGGTTGTCGAATGCAGAGCGTATAATGGACTTGAACATTAATGCACAGAAAACACCATTTTTTATAAAAGGTACTAATAGTCAAATGTTAACACTCAAAAATCTTTATGCAAAGTATGAGGGAAATGAACCAGTTATTATAGGGGATAAAGATAACTTAACGGATAACCCTATGCAAGTATTAAAAACTGACGCACCCTTTGTCGCTGATAAATTACAAATATATCAACAACGTGTAATGAATCAAGCACTAACTTTTATTGGTGTAAACAATGCTAACACAGATAAGAAAGAGCGTTTAATAAGTAGCGAGGTAGACAGTAACAATGATAATGTAGACTTGTCAATGCTTACGAGGTTAACCGCAAGGAAACAAGCATGTAAACTAATCAATAAAATGTTTGGTTTAAACATTAGTGTAAAGGTTAGGGAAATGGAAGAAAAGGTAGTACCAAAAGAAGAACCAAAGGAAGTGAATAAGTAGTGGCAGAATACACCATTGAATTAAGAGATATTGTGAAAGAGAATGGAGTTACGCAAGATAATAGTATTATATTTAGAAACTTTCCAATTAATGATGAATCATATAGAACGATTCTCCAAGATAAAATTATTAAACATTTTTATTTTAGGGAAATAGGCTTTGAAACTATAGGAAGGTTTATTTTTGAATTAGATACTAGAATGAATGAGATAATGCCAGTATATAATAAAATTTATGAAACTGAAAAACTAAAAGTAAGAATATTAGATAATTATGATGTAACAGAGGACTATACAAGGAAGGGAAGTAATGAAGGTGAAAGCGTTGGTACTGGTAAGTCAGACACTAACGATAAAAATAATTCCACTGGAAGTAGTACAGATAATAATATTACAGATACTACGAGCGATAATGACAACCTTCATATTATAAGTGATACCCCCCAAGGTGAAATAACCTTTGCATCAACTGGTTATGCAAGTGAACTTACAAAAGATACTATTAAGGATATTGGTAAAAATACTAGTAGTGGCGACAGTACATCTAAAAGTGAAAGTACCAATGTCAATGGTAATACTAATTCTAGCAAGAATAATTCTACTGGTTCAAATACCGAAACATGGTTACGTCATATGGTGGGAAATATTGGAGTACAAAACGATAGCACCGCCATACAAGTGTATAGAGATAGTCTGATTAATGTAGATTTAATGATAATTGCAGAACTTAACGATTTATTTATGGGGGTGTATTAATGAGCGATATTTTATTGATGGAAAGTTATTTAATAAAGTCAAATAGATTTTCGACTAGTAATGACAAAGAAGAACTATCCGTTGTAGAACTTACTGGAAAGACCGCTTTTAAAACAAATGAAGTGGTTAAAGCATTAAATGGTAAACTAGATAAAGGTGGAGATTTTAACGGAACATGGAACGGAATGAGTCCTTCGCAAACAAATGAATTTATTCAATCACAAGTTGACCAAAATACTTACAATATTAATTTTGGCACTATTGATGGTGGAGCATTTACTGGTGAAACTTTCGATAACACTAGCGACGATTTGGATGGAGGTGTAATCCTTTGACGCAATATAAAGAGATACAACTAGCAAGAGGTAAAGAGGAAAAAATTCTATCTCACCAACTTAAGGAAGGTGAACCCGCTTTTGCAATTGATACTGGGAAGTTATTTGTAGGTTATAAGGGCGGTAAAATAGACATTGGAAAAGGTGAACAAGGTATACAAGGCGAACAAGGTTTACAAGGTGAAAAAGGTACAGGACTTTATGATGATACAAACGTAATGTCGCAATTGGCAAATAACACGACACAAATACAAGCTAATTATGCAAAAGTGCCTATGGCAAGTAAAATATTTGGTTATATAATTGGTTGGGGTGGAGATTCAATTACAAATGGCTCTAATTCTACAAACGCAAGTGTATACTCTTTTAAAGCAATGGTACGTAAAATACTAGGCTATAGAGTATCACCTTTATCGGTAAATGGTGGAGTTCCAGGTGAAAGAAGTGACCAATTATTAGCTAGGATAGATGGAATTATTGCACAAGGAGTACAAGTTTTGGCAATTATGATAGGCACTAATGATGCAAGCCAAGCAGTACCTTTAGCAACATATCAAGCTAATATAATGGCAATTAAATCAAAAGCTGATACTGCAAAAATACCTATGATTATAAGTTTAATTCCACCAAGAGGTGCAAGTGCAGGAGCAGACGCATTGAAATATACGAATATTTATAATACATGGTTAAGATTTTATTGCGTATTTAATGGTATCCCATGTGTTGATACTTATTCCGCACTTGTAGATAATACAACAGGTCTTTATAGTTCGCTTTATAATAGTGGGGATGATACACACCCTAACAATGCAGGACATTTAGAAATTGCAAAAGCAGTATCAAAAGTATTAGATACCCTATTACCTAAAATACCTTGGCTAGTTACTGCAAAAGGAAACGGTTTAAATAGTGATCCTTTAATGGTGGCTACAGGTGGCTTAATAAGTGTGGGGGGTGCAGGAACATCAAGAACAATAGTTGCAAATGATGGTAGTTTACCAGTAGGAAATTGGCATCATATGTTAATTGATAATAGTGCAGGAGGTTCGGTTATAACATGGACAACAGGAATTGGTATGGATTTAACGAAATATGTTGTTGGTGATACTTTATTAGTATGTCTGTATGTAAAAGCTAGTGTACCTATAAAAATTGTAACTTTAAATGGAGCGGTAAATTTAAGTGTTCCTTTCGATTCAATTCCTGCAAATACTATTTTACCTTTGATATTCAAAGTAGTTGTACCTACAACAACTGGTAATTTTAGAGCAGGAGTTGTCTTAACGGCTGATATAGGTGCAACAGTAACATGTGATGTCGGAGCATGCGATGTATTTAATTTAACAACTTATGGACTAAGTGATATAGTTATTTAGTTATTAAATATTTGGAAAATAATGCGACACAACCAAAATAAAAAGGAGTGATAAAATGTCTAATAAAATTTTATTTAAAAGAGGACTTAAAAACAACTTACCTTTACTTGCAGAAAGCGAACCCGCTTTTTGCATTGACACTAATGAGGTGTTTATCGGAAGTAGTAAAGGTAATTTTAAATTAGCGGATTATAGCACATTATTGGGGGTAAAAAACTCATTAGAAAGTACTGGAATTAATATAAAAGATTTTGGAGCAATTGG